CAAGTTCAAAGAAAAACATGAAAAATCTTTGGAGAGCATGATGCATAGCACAGCTCAACAGAAATACGAGCCAGAATTGATTGGAGAATCTTTTTACAACTATGAGTCGAAAGCCTACGGGAGAGCAAATGCCCCGGCTTCTTCGACTACCACCCGCAGAAATAATATTTCAATCGCTCCTAAATTATTTAAATACAATAATATAAGAGCCGGAATGCTGCCATACGAGTATGGCTTGGATGGTGTGAATATTAGAGACGCCATCGAATTAACTCAAAAAGCTTATTGTAATGTTGCTGTAGTTAGAAATGCTATAGATATGATGGCAGATTTTGCCAACTCTAATTTGTATTTAGAAGGCGGTAGCGCGAAATCCAGATCTTTTATAAATGCTTGGCTAAAAAAGATAAAAATATGGAATTTAAAAGACCAATTTTTTAGAGAGTTTTATAGAAGTTGAAACGTATTTTTATATACGGTAGAAGGTAAAATAAATTTAGAAGATTTTACTAAAGTTAGAAATTTAGGTTTGACTTTAAAAACTAATAAATTGCCAGTTAGGTATATACTTTTGAATCCATACGATATAACGATGAAGCGTTCCACATCTTTTGACATGGGAGTTTACGCTAAAGTTTTGAGTGAGTATGAGTTGGAAAGATTGAAAAATCCAAAAACTGACGAAGACAAAGAGTTATATAACGCATTAGACCCAGAAATTAAAAAAAGAATAAAAAACGACTCTTGGAATACCAATGGCATAAAGATAGATTTAGATCCTAAAAGATTGCGTTATGCTTTTTTCAAAAAGCAAGATTACGAGCCATTTGCTGTGCCTTTCGCTTTTCCGGTCTTAGATGATATTGAATTTAAGATGGAAATGAAAAAAATCGATCAAGCTATTTGTCGTACTATAGAAAACGTAGTTTTGATGATAACAATGGGTACCACTCCAGACAAAGGAGGCGTGAACCCTAGGAACATAAGGGCGATGCAGAACTTATTTCAAAACCAAAGTGTTGGTCGTATTTTAGTAAGTGATTATACAACTAAAGCTGAGTTCATTATACCTGACATACAAAAAGTGATAGGTCCTTCTAAATATGAAATTGTCAATCAAGATATAAAAGAAGGTTTGCAGAATATTATTTTAAGTGAGGAAAAATTTGCCAGTACAGAGGTCAAAGCTCAAATGTTTCTGCAGAGGCTCAAGGAATCTAGAGACGCATTTACAAACAGTTTTTTACAACCTGAAATAAAACAAATTTGTAAAAATTATGGTTTTAAAAATGTTCCTGTAGCCAAATTTGAAACAATCGATCTAAAAGATCAAGCTCAAGTTCAAAGGGTAATCACCAGAATGATGGAACTAGGGATTTTGCCTCCTAATGAAGGAATAAAAGTTATTGAGACCGGGATATTTCCATCAGCTTCAGAATTAGAAAAATCTCAAGAAAAGTTTGTAGAGGACAGGATGAAAGGATATTACAACCCTATAGTTGGAGGGGCTCCTGTACCTATGGATTTTAAAGAAGAAGAAGAGATAGAAGAAATAAAACATCCGCAAGGTGCAGCTCAAGTTGCTAATAATAGGGCTAGAAGTGCTTCTAACCCGGGCAGACCGCTGGGGTCAAAATCTACAGCTAAAGAGACGTATTCTGTTTCTGCGATTAAAGACACAGCGGATATCACTAATAATCTTTATATGACTTTAACAAGTGAAGCTAAAAAGATATTTAAAAAGAAAAGGTTGAATAAAGTTCAAAAGCAAATGTTAGAAAGGGTATGTGAATCTGTAGTTGTGGCTAAAGAGAAAAAAGACTGGATAGATGCAGGTAAAGATTGCATTAAAAACCCAGATAAACTTTTATCTCTGCAGCCATTGCCTGCGGTTTTAGAGATCAGCGCAAAACACGAGCTGGATGATTATGCTGCAGCTATTTTGCATCATAGCAGAAAAAATTCTCTAAATAGCTAATTTAGTGTAACATTTTATATAAAATGGCAAATAATATGAAAAATAAAACATGTAAATATACCACAACTTATGATTGTGAGGTGTATGCAACTACAGATTTGCAAAATGATTTGAATATTAGCCAAGCTTCTTTAGAAAATTTAAAGCCTCTTATACCAAAATCAATAGATTTGGAAAGAAATGTCGATTTAATAGGCGCAGCTTTTAATGCAGCACTAGTTAATAAATTCAATAAAAACGGGGACGGAATTAGTTCTGAAACCGCAGTTGATTTAATAGATTATTTTGTAAATAAGCCCACTAATATCGAACATAAAAAACAAAAAGTCGTAGGACACATTGTAAACGCTGGCTTCACAGACATAGATAACGAAAAAATTATTGATAATACGACAGCATTATATAACAAAGAACCGTATTATATTTCTCTTGCAGCTGTAATTTATAAAACAGTCAATAAAGAATTCGCTGATATGTTACTCAGGTCCAGTGAAGAAACAGATGACCACTTTAATAAAATCTCTGCAAGCTGGGAATTAGGGTTCAATGATTTCATTATAGCGGTTGGATCTCAAAACTTGAGTCAGGCAGAAATTATATCTAATCCTAAGCACATCGAAGAAATGAAAAAGTATTTGAAAGCTTTTGATGGAAGCGGGTCTTTAAATGATGGCACTCCTGTTTATCGTTTGGTTTCTGGGGAAGTTTATCCGTTAGGAATCGGCTTCACTACAAACCCTGCTGCAGAAGTTAACGGATTAGTGATCAAAAAAAATATCAATTTGAATTTAAAAGATAAAAGAGACAATTCGTTAGCGACAAAAGAGATAGAAAAAAATAATATTTTAAAAATTTCACAAAGTGAAATAACTAATGTAAAAAATACTAATACTATGGATATTACAGAGTTTAAAACCGAGTTCGAGAAGGTCCTTGATTCGAAGTTGGCGGATAACGCAGAATTCACTCAAGAAGCCGTAGCTACTATCACATCACACGTTGTCGAAAAGATTCGTGAGAAAGATCAGGAGTATAAGGCTGAAGTAGAAGCTATCAAGTCTGAAAAGGCTCAAGCTGAGAAAGATGCGATTGAAGCTAAAACTTCCATGGAAGATCTTCAGAAAAAATTAGAAGAAGCAAATGAGAAAATTAATGCTCTAGAGTCTTCTATTAACGCTGCTGCTGCAGAACAATTATTCAATAGTCGCATGGAAGCCATCGATGAACTTTATGACCTGTCTGATCAAGACCGCGCTGTCTTGGCCAACGAGGTTAAGAGTTTAGAGCATTCTGATGAGGCTTTTGAATCGTATTTAGGTAAATTATCTTCTCTCCTCCAACATAAGAGTAAAGCTTTTAAAATGGAGCAGGAAAAACAATTTGAAGCGAAGGTTCAGGAAGAGCTTGAAAAACGTTTGGCCGCTACTTCTCAAGAAGAAGCTCAAGCCAACGTAACTGAAAAAGTTGTTGCTGAAGCTAGTCAGGAAGTTGAAGAAGTAGTTGAAAATGTTGAAGTCCCGCACTCTAGCATCGCCAACAATAATGAAGCTTCGTCAACAGAAGAGTCTTTATCTGATCAGTTCAAGAAGGCTTTTAACGCAGAAAACATTTCAATAACCTATTAAAAATTAAAACATTATGGCACTTAGATTATACCCATTCAGGCAATATAACGATTCGGATGTCGTCAACTTGTTTGCGAACAACGTAGTAGACGATAATCCCACGACCAATGGCAACGGTAGTGCAGGTGTGATGGTTAAGGTATTGAGCGGCAATCTGAACCAAGATACTTTCGATCTTATTGGAAGTGATTACTTGGGTAAGACTGATTATCCGTTCTTGGGGGCTGACAAGTACCCAGTCGTACCTTTACGTGTCGTAGCTGCTACAACTGGTGCTCCGGTATTAGGCGTTACTCTTAATCAAACACTTAAGAATGACGAAAACGGCGAAAAGCTTCTCTATAACCCGATTAAAAGAGATGAGCTTCAGGCGGTTCTTAGCGGTCAGGCTTGTCCTGTCGCAACAAGAGGCCTGTTCACATTCGACGAAACTGCATACGAAAAAGATGCTAACTTTATCCCCGGTAATGTAGCAGCTATTTCGGCTAACGACGGTAAATTGACAGGTGTTACCCGCGAAGGTCTTGCTGACTTGGTTGGCACTTTGGTTGGTCATATTTTGGCTACAGGTAATCGTCAATCTCAAAACGGTCAGTCCGATCAGTTCGCTGGTACAGGCACTGCGCAATATGCGTTGGTAGCATTAGATTGCTCTAATTCTATTGATGTTGCTTAATCATTTAGATAACGAAAGGATATTTAATTAAAATGAAAATTACATTAAAAAGAACCGACGAGCAAGTGGAATTGGTAAAAGCAATGGGTTCTCGTAACAGAGAAACTGCTTTCGCAGCTCAAGTTGCGTTGGCAGAGTTCATTGGACCTGTTTTAGCCGAAGTCATAAATAATGCTCCTACTCTCAGTAACTTGTTTACTCCTCTAGAGTATAACGCAGACGACAATCCTTCTATTCCGTTGGATTTGTACTATGATGTTTTTGACGAAGATTATATAAAAGTTTACAGCCAGTCTGTAGCAGGTGGTCTTCCGACAAACTATGTTCAACCTACAGCTTCTGAATTAAAGTTTGCTACTTACAACTTGGACAGCGCAGTTTCTTTCGACAGAAAGTATGCTACTCGCTCACGCCTCGATGTTATAGGCAAGACTTTCACTCGTGTAGCTCAAGAAGTTCTACTCAAGCAAGAGAGAACATCTTCTAACTTGGTTATGACAGCTCTATCTAACGCTACGAATGGTAAAGATGCTTTTACTGCTAAAAATCGTAACGTTTTCAGAACTGCTCAGGCGAATCGCTTCTTGTTGGATGACTTGAATAAGTTGTTTACTAAGATGAAGAGAGTCAATGCTTCTTTCTCTGGTGGTACTCCTGCTGGAGCTCGCAAAGCTTTAACTGACCTTCTCGTTTCTCCTGAAGTTGTCGAGCAAATTAGATCTATGGCTTACAACCCTGTTAGTAACCTAGGTCCTGATGGAACACCTGCTCAACACGGTGATGGAGCTGGTATCGCTGCTACTGACACTATTAGAAACTCTGTGTTCAGCCAGAGTGGTTTAACTGAATTCTTCGGTGTTGCCATTATGGAAGTTCTAGAGATGGGTGTTGGCAAGAGATTCAACGACGTATTTGATACAGTTGCTGGAACTACTGATTATCTTGATCACGGTTCTACTACTGCTTCTAGTGCATTTGACGGTGCCTCAGAAGAAATTATTGTTGGTTTGGATCGCAGCAGAGATGCAATGATTCGCGCTATTGCGGTTGACTCCGAAACTGGTTCTCAATTCAACTTGGTCGCTGACGATCAGTGCTCTTCTAGACAGCAGAGAATTGGTTACTATGGCGCCTTGGAAGAAGGACGTATGGTATTGGATAACCGAGCTTTAGTCGGATTGATCATGTAATTTAACTGCTAATCTTAACAGCTCCGCCTTTTTTGAGGCGGAGTTTTTTTTGGAAAAAAATATCTTTAGTTCTAATATATTAACATGGCAACTAAAAAAACAAAAAACAAAACTAATCTTGAAGATTTGCAAAATTTTACAACTGGCAGGTTAGAAGATAATGCGATTGAAAAAGTAAAAAAATTAGAAGAAGTTCTTGGAATAAAGCAAGTAAACCCATTCGGTACCAACGATCCGAATATATTTGAAGACAAACTAAAGGATTCTAATTTAAGTGACTTGCAAAATTTAGCCA